GCCTGCCCGCCGGCAGACGAAATGGCTAACAATGTGTACAGTTGTTGTGATTCGGGGGTTGACTGAGGCATGACGCGAGAATAAAGTCGCCTCACTCCGAAGTCAACAACAAATTGATTCAAACCTCAGACCAAGGTAAGCCGATGCTTAACAGACCCGATACAATTGTTTTCAGTACGACCACACTGAAGAGAAAAAACATGGCAAAGCCAGACGTCACCGTCGACTTTTTGGAAGCGACCAAACGACTCAAAGATAAGACCGTCGTTGTGAAAGACGAAGAAGTCGCCGAACGAATTAAGGTTCTCGTCGACACTATCGAAGAGCGCGGACTTGAAGCGCTGACGTACCCGGAGATAGCGCAGCTTTGTGGCGTCAACGAAAAAAACGTCTGGAACTGGGCACGCGACGGGAAGATCTCAAAGCACAAGCTGCCGCTATTGGCTGAGGTGCTGGGCACTACGGTCGAATACATCCTGACCGGTAAAGGTGATTCCGACTTTGAGGTGGTTGACATAGGCGAAGAATCATTCAACGTTGAAACAGAATCAGCCGTTGGTCTTCGAATGGTGCCGATTGTCGAGTCAATCGACTTTGCCAATGTGATGACCTTCAAAGAAGATCCAACGCCATCGATCAGTGCATTGATCAGCGGTTGGAAGCAGGACAAAGAGTTCGCTTTTGCAGCGATCCCGTTCCGCGACGCAAATGACATTGCAATTCCCGACTTCGGATTGCAAATGACGTCAAGCATCATGGACGGCTTACCAAAAGGATCGCTTTGTTTCTTTTCCAGCAAAATGCTGCCTCACAACGGCGACTTTTCCCTGTGGGCAACCAAGCAGCTGATCGGTGGCGAGAAAAGAACCGTCGTGTGCGGCGGCTACACACACTTCGACGGTGTCGCGGACACTTTTCCGCTTGATCACCTGATGTTTGACCAAATGACCCACAGCAAGGTGACCCTCACTCGCGCGCCTTTTGTGCAGACGATTGATGACATCGTTTTGAAGGAACCTCGCGTTGAAGGCGACGTCATTATTACTTCGCGCCGGTTTCTCGGCACATTGGTTGCAAAGCAGCAATGGATTCACGAGCGCGTCATGCGCCGACAAACTCGCATGACAGCGCGCTTAACCATTAAGGATGAATTGGCGCGAATTCCTTCCGACAGGAAAATTAAATTTGAATTTCAATAATTTTTTTACAGCGCAGTCACCCTCCCGCCACCAAAAAGGCGGGGAGGATTTTTTTTGTCTGGTGACTGCTGAACGCCTCACAGTCCGTCGCAAATGGTTAGCGGCGGCATCACAAAACGGAGAGAAGTGTTATGGCCATTGAGTTCAAAACCCCCGCCGAGGTCGCTCAAGACCGAGGCATCAAAGCAACCATCTATGGATACCCGGGTGCCGGCAAGACCTGCCTGTGCTGCACAAGTGGTGAGCCTACCTTGCTGATCTCAGCCGAGGCCGGCCTGCTGTCCATCAAAGACGCCACGAACGTCAGCGTCTTTGAGGTCAGCAACCTCGACGGCATCACCGAAGTGTTTAAGCACCTGCGCGAACACCCGACCGAATTTAGCTGGGTCTGCCTCGACTCGATTAGCGAGATCGCCGAGCGAGTGCTTGAAGAAGAGCTGAAGGCAACGAAAGACCCGCGCAAGGCATACGGCGAGATGGCGAACAAAACCATCGCCATGATCAAAGCCTTTCGCGACCTGCCGATGAACGTCGTGTTCACCGCCAAGTTGGATCGCGAGAAGGACGACGCCTCCGGCGCCATGCTGTACACGCCCGGCGCACCAGGGCGTCAGGTCAGCGCGCAGCTCCCCTATTACGTCGACCTGGTTCTGGCGCTTCGCGTAATCCCGAATCAGGAAGGCGTTCACGAACGCTGGCTGCAGTCGTCGCAGGACGGCCAGTGGTTGGCAAAAGACCGCAGCGGAAAGCTGGATGCGTTTGAGCCTGCATCGCTCAAACACATCGCCGCGAAGGTCAAGGGAAATTCAAAAACCGCCGCGAAGAAAGCGGCATAGCAAGAGGAAAAACAAATGAGCGAATCATCAATTGGTCTTGACCAACTGTACCCGGCCTCAGATGAAGTCGAACACAGTGAGATCCCCGAGGGAACCTACGAGGCCGAGATCACAAACTCAGAGTGGCGCACCAGCCAAACGAGTGGCAATCAATATGTGAGTGTCGAATTCACTCTGACGAGCGCACCAGCTGGCCGCAAGATCTGGTCAACGCTGAATTTCAAACACCCCAATCCAATGGTTCAAGAAATTGCGATGCGCACTGCAAGCGACATCGCCAGAGCCATTGGCCTGCGGTCACTGCATGAGCCGCACGAAATGATCGGCCACGCGCTGACCATCAAGGTCGGCAGCAAGTCGAAAGAGCCTGACAGGCGCGAGATCAAACGCTACAGCGCAAGTAAGCGGGCAGTGCCTGCGCAAACCAACGGCGCAGCTGCATCCAAACAACAAGCACAAGGGCCGTTCCCTTGGGAGGCGTAATGCTCGATGACATCTTCATCCTTCTCATCTTCTTTATCGGTTTCGGGGGAATCCTCGTACTCGGAGGACTCTTTGAACTTGTCCTCAACTTCCTCAGTGAAGAGGCAGTGCGGGAAAGACGCCGACGAAGTTTTCGTAATGGCAATCAAAGAACTGCAGGTCATGCTCGATCAACTTCATGCGGATAAAGAGAAAGTTCCAGAACCTGACGTATGGATCGATGCTGCTGAATCGCTCCGATATTGGTCCGAGACCCTCGAAATTTTCTCTGAGCAGTTTGATGCGATTGCTAAGAAAGCATACGCAACGCTTGAAATCGAGTATCAAAACCTGCTGCCACGTTAGCTTGAAATACATCATCACTTGGAATTTCATCGTTATGGCCTACATCGTTTTTATTGCCGCTGTTCTTCTGAGCGGCTGCAGCACTTACCTCACAACTGTCGTTAACGACACAACGTACCGCATCGGAATGTCGGCCGAAGCTTGGAAGCATGACTGACTTTCTGTTTTTCTTTTACTTGGGCGCCTGCGTTGCCATCGGCTTCGGCTGGCTGGGCGCCATGTTTCTTTCTGGAGTTTGAAAAAATGACAAAGCAAGCATTGAGATTTTGGGGCGCTTTTCTGATCAGTGGCCTCGCAACAATTTTTTTCCTGCAAGGTTGTGTCGAGATTGGCGGCAGCACCGCTGAAGTTTGCTCAGGCACAGAGTGCGGAACGCACGACGAATCAGACAACAGCGACAACACCAACAACTCAACCACGACTAATTGATGAATGAGTTATCTCTTTTCACTGGTGCCGGGGGTGGAGTCCTCGGCTCCAAGATTCTCGGTTGGGAGGCCGTGGGATATGTCGAATGGGACAAGTACTGCCAAGAAATCCTCGCGCAAAGAATCCAAGACGGCTTCCTCAATGAAGCCCCAATCTTCGGAGACATTGACGTCTTCATCAAGTCCGGTGCAGCTAGAAAGTACGAGGGATTTGTCGATGTGGTTACGGCAGGCTTTCCCTGCCAACCATTCTCAGTTGCAGGAAAGAAAAGAGGCCAAGACGACGAAAGGAACAAGTGGCCGCAAACGCTCGAATGTATTCGCCTCATACGACCCCGATACGCGCTCTTGGAGAACGTCCCAGGTCTGCTTAATTCTGGATACTTCGGCGAAATCCTCTCTTCGTTGGCCCAAATCGGGTTCGATGCGAGATGGACTGTGCTCGGAGCAGACGACGTGGGAGCCCCGCATAGACGCAAAAGGCTCTGGATTCTGGCCTACCCCCACGGCAAGCGATTGGAAGAACATGGACACGGCAAATCAACCCATGCTTTCAGCGCAAGTGAAGATGTTCCCCACCCCGACGAGCCGGGACTGGAAGGGAGGCTACACGACAGAGAGTTTGACCCGGAAGGACGGCAAGTCGAGAGCGATGGATGCCTTACCGAACGCGGTACTGGATGGGAAGGGAGTCGAGACCTGCACTGGTGGTCAACTGAACCCAACGTGGGTCGAGTGGCTCATGGGGTGGCCTCTCGGGTGGACAGACTTAAAGCCCTTGGAAACGGTCAAGTTCCAGCAGTGGCTGCAACAGCATGGTTGCTGCTAACGAAATAACTAAACCCCGCTGCTTCTAGTTGTTGATTTCTTAACGCCTTGGTCGGGCAGAGGCGGCGGGGTTCTTACCCAGGAGAAAACATGGCTTTAGTAAACGAGTATCCGACGGTCTCGGCGGTGATGGACCAGATGCAAAAGGACCACACCAGCGAGGTTCGTGGATATGTTCAAAGCAGCGGCCTCGGTGCCGAGTGCCTGCGACAGCTGGTGTACCAATTCTGGTGGTCATCGCAGGAGACGTTCCAGGCATCGACCCTGATGAATTTTGAGGATGGTCACCGCACGGAAGATCTGACCAACCGACGATTCATGGCAACGCCGGGAATCGATCTGCGCCCGGCCGCCCCCGACGGGCGGCAGTGGGCAGTCAGCTCGTTATCTGGACACCTACGCGGTCACCTGGACGGTTTGATCCTCGGCCTGCTGGAAGCGCCTAAGACCTGGCACGTTTATGAGGTGAAGTGCGTTAGCGACACGCGACTCAAGAAGCTGCAACGACTCATCTTGAAAGACGAGAAAGCTGCGCTGCAGGAATGGTCGCCGGTCTATTACACGCAGGCGCAGCTTTACATGGGTCTGACAAAACTCAAGCGCCACTACCTAGTGTGCTGCTCGGCCGGCGGTCGGCAGATGATCAGCGTGCGCACTAACTTTAACAAAGAACATTTTGAAGCTGCGCTGCATAAAGCACGCAGCATCATTGAGGCGAGCGAGCTGCCGCCTAGGATTTCGGAAGATCCCGATTACTTTATTTGTAAGTGGTGCCAGTTCAGTGAGCTTTGCCATGACCAGAAAACCGCGAAGATGAACTGCCGCACTTGCGCGCACTCCACTGCGGTTTTAGATCCAGAGACCAACGACACAAAAGAGTTTGGCATTTGGCGCTGCGAGTTCCATAACAAAAAACTTGGCTTCAAAGATCAACGCAAGGGATGCCCGAAGCACCTTTTCAAACCCGACCTTATATCTTGGGCGACGCCTGTCGAGATGGACCAAAAGCGCAACCGGATTGTTTACCAGTTTGACGGCGATGAGAAATTTACAAACTGTGAACACAACAACTGGTCGGAGCGTGAGTTCACATCACGCGACCTCCAGTACCTGGACCCGCACAGCCTGGTCAACGATACCCACTACTTAACCGCGATGGCGTCGTTCACGCCTGGCGCTGAGATCAAAGAAATCAAACCGGCCGACGACGGTGTGCCGTTCGACGACCCGCTACCTTTTTAAAAAATGAACAAACCACTTCTCGGTATTGTTAATGGCGTAGACGTAAAAATCTGCGCTCCTACAGTTAGAAGATGCAATGCGACAAAAGGTGTTTCAGGAAAAACGCAATGCAATCAATTGACACTTTCCGGCAAGCAGCTTTGCCCTTTTCATTTACCACGGCTTTGGCGCAACAAAAACGTCGACCGTTTTATTGAGGAGATCAACTATGCCTAGAGCTACCAGCACAGTCGCATATCATTCGCTGCGCGACTCCGGCGCAGCCATGAAGCAGGAAGACAAGATTCTGCAGTGTGTGTCCAAGTCTGCCTTTACTGACGACATGACTCTAAAAGAAATCAGCCGTTTGACCGGGCTTGAGATCAACGCCGTGTCAGGTCGAGTGAATGGTCTGAAAAAAAGCGGGAAGTTAAAAGAAGCGCAGAAGCGGCGGTGTCGCGTAACGGGCCGGTTTGTCACGCCGGTGTACGCCGTATGATGGAACAGCTTCTACGTCTGCCGGACGTGAGTCACGCTACCGGCCTGGGTAAGTCAACAATTCGACGATTAGTCACTGAGGGGCAGTTCCCTGCACCCATCCGGCTTGTTTATCCGAGAATATCGGTTTGGAAGTCGAGTGAGGTGCAGGGCTGGATCAAGAACGCTACGCAACGAGGGACAAGGATCGGTCTCGGCGAAGTTGTTCAATCTTAACTGAACCACCCCCAGGACGCGGCTGGAATTGATCGGCGTACCACTGGAGCATTTTGAAGCGCGGCCGCAAATACTTCGCGTTGTTATAGGTGCCACGGATCTTGTCTTTCTGAACGTGAGATAACGCCTGCTCGATCCAATCCGCGTCCCACTTACGCTGCTCTTCATCTGCATCCTCGTCCCGTAACGCTTCGTTAAGCGCAGTCGAGGCCATGTGCCGGAAGCCGTGAGCGTGAATTTGATACCCCATACGCTTGCAGGCATTGACCACAGTGCAATCGCTCATCACGCCGTTAGGGTTGAGCTGGTTGCCTTTACCACGCACGCCCGGGAATACCTGTGGCAGATGCCCCGTGAGCTTGTGCAGCTCGACCAGGATACGCACAGCTTGAGCTGACAGCGGCACCAAGTGGTCGTTTCCGTTTTTCTTGCGCTGCTTCATACGCTTCGCCGGTATGGTCCACACCGGGAACCCATGCTCTTTACCGGTCAGGTCAAATTCTGACCACTGCGCCAGGCGCAGCTCACTCGGACGCACCAGCGTCAGCACCTGCAACTTGATGGCAGCTTTGGTCAACTCGTTAAGACCGCGAGTACCTCCGCTGACCGCCTGCGCGTCAGACCCCTGCCAGTTCTCAATATCATTCCAGAACTGGTGGCGCAGATCCCAATCGAGTGCTTTGAACTGCTCGCCCTGGTGCGGTTGGAAACCTAATGCGTCGAGATCAATATCGGCTGGGTTGTCAGATACCCACTGGTTCGATTTTGCGAACCGAAACACGTTGTTAATGTGTTCCAGAATTTTGCCGCGAGTAAAAGTCTTGCCGGCGTTATCGATCGTTTCAACAATGTCAATGATGTCGCGCGGTGTGACTTCATCAATATGTTTGTTGCCGATCTTCTTGTAGACCCACAGATCGAACCGACCCTCGATACGTTTGCGGGTCTGCCATTCCCAGCCACTGCTCTTACGGTCGATCCATTTCTCAGCAACGACCTGGAAGATCGGCCGCTCTTGCTTCTCCTCTTTGACCTGCTGAGGATCAATTCCAGATTCGAGCTGATCAATCTTCTCAGCGTACCGGCGGCGCGCCTGGGCCGGGCCATTGATCGGTTCACCGACATTCATATGGATGCCCTTCTCCATACGCCCAGCGGTTACCGGTCGTGGGTCAAACGCCCCTAGGTGCAGCTCCCGCCGCTTGCCGTTGATCTGCTTACGACCGACAAAATACTTGCGGCCCTTGGTGTCGACCTTCAACCGAAGGCCATCACCATCATTAAGGTAGTACGGCTTTTCCTGGGGTTTGGCCGCTTCAATGCGTGCAAAGGTTAGTGCCACTTTTTCTCTCCTGTAGATAGTGGGGGTAACGCTCGGTAGGATTATACACAAATTACCCCCACTTTTTACCCCCACTTTCACTGAGCAGGCTAGAGAGCGCCTGAGCAACTGTGAGCAGGTTTAGTCTATTTTTATAGTGCTTTTCGGTAGACGCGGTGCTTTTATCAAAATGTTAATGGTGCCCGGGGCCGGACTCGAAATTGAAGAGATGTATAGGGTAAAAGCAACTCATACTGAAATTACCCCCATTTTTACCCCCACTTATTTGAGCAACTGCCAAGCTTCTCGGAACTGCTCTAGGCGTCCCGCGCTGTCTTTCACAGTCGGCCATACTTTTGCTGTCTTGTTTGTCTTCAGTTCGCCTACCGGCACAATGTACACGATGTCGAGGTCTAAACAAACAAGCGAAAAGAAGTCGATTGATTTTGATCCGTAGCTTGATTTATTGCCTGATCGACTGACGCAGAATGTGTACTTGCGGCCGTCAGGTGAATGTGTGGTCTTGACCTGGACGCGCGCAATGCGCCGTCCAGAGTCCACTAAACAATCGTATTGGGAGTTATCGCCAACAGGTATCGAAACCTGTAACCCTTGGCGAATGGCGCGGGAAGCGAACAGCAGCTCCCCGGAGGCGCCTACGGTTTTTGCGGCGAGGATATGCGCATTCCCTGCAGCTTCTCGAACAGCCCTTCGGGCATGTCGGAGAACCAGCCTGCGGCTGATCCCCTGCTACAGAGAATATCGATGACCTGTGCTTTTGACTTTGCAGCCAATAGGTCGAGGTGGAATTTGTGTGCGGGTGGGATTGGGTTTGGTTCTAGCTTCATTATCGATGTACAGATTCCTGGGGTCTCAAAAATGGTTTGGGGATTGTTTTCGGTGTTCATATGTTCACCTTATTAGCTCGGTCAAACGACCGAAACGGGTGGGGGGCGTTCGGTCGCTTCACGCGACAGAAACTTTATTTTGATCACACAGCCTTTGGGCATAGCGGTGATCCCTGCGATTTCCCCGTCCTCTGTGATTGAGCCTCCGATCTTTAGATACTTTTCGGAGTCCTCTAATAAATAGCCAACGCTTACGACTGTTACGCAGTCGCAGTTCGTGGCCCACGATGCGTCCTGGGCTATGTCTTCCCAGGTAACTTCAACCAGCTGAATTGTCACGTCGGTTCAGCTTAAACGGCGACGGCATAAACCATCCGAGGATGATGAACACCAGTGCGCAAATTCCAATCCACTTGCCGGAAGTCGCGAACAAAACAGCCAGTGCGCCCCAGCCGGTCGTCGCTTGTTCGGGTGCAGACGGCGCTGCCGTCTGACTATCATCATCGATCACCATGGCCGTAATGCCACCAGCTGCAGCTCCAGCTGCAACGGCAGGCAGCGTCGCTGTCAGTGCCGATGCTGCAGCTCCGGTCGCCAGCGCGGTTCCCGAAACCCATCCTGCTTCTTTGAGAGAGCCGCAGCTGATCAAAAGCAGCGCGACCAAAAGAACGCTAATACGCATTGAGTTTTTTTGTAATGTGGGCAATTGCTTGGTTCAAGAACTCAGGCAGGAAAAAAGGCACCACGGCGTGGATTAGGCCAATAAATCCGCAGGCAATAAAAAGGCCGGCGATGGTGCCGGCCCGTTTGAGATGTGGCCAATATGCTCCCTTGGCATGGGTGTGATCAAAAACCTTCATCAGCTGTACCTCTTCGCCGCTTTGCGCAGGTTTGTTTTTGCAGTTTTGGATGCCTTGGCCCATGCCTCATCAGTGGGAGCGCCCTTGTCGCCCTTGCTGCGCATGGTGCGGCCTTCTTTGCGCTTCTTATTCACGTTGTAGTAAAGACCTTTCATTTGCCTGCCTTCTTTTTAGCGGCTGCCGACAATGCAGCCTTATGAACCAACACCTGAGATGCTGCGGTATGCTTCTTCCCGCTGTGCAACTCTCCATTCATGCGATGCGTCGCGCCTTTATGTTCTCGACCATCCTTAAAAAAATGTCGTGCGTTCTTTGCCATTAACCTTGACTCATTTCTGTAAAAGCCTTTCTTCGAGTTTGTCTATTCTGTGCAGGACGCGATCAATGGCGCCGTGCAGCTCGGCGC